ATTGACATTATTTAAAGTATGTTTTTATTTTATTAAAAATATAAAATATAAATGAACATATATTTTTATATTTACAAGTTTTTGCAAAATGTTTATTTGAACCACAACATAAACATAAATTATTTGCCATTCTAATTTCATTTATTAAAAATTTTCTAGTAAAATATGTAATTTTTTCATGAATATAAGTACCTCCTCTTACATTATCAATACCATACATATTCATATAAATCTTTACATATTTATCTTCATCATAATCATCGCAATCTTCAATTAATCTTTCAATATATAAAGGTTTATATTTTTTAGTCCAAAATGAGCCATTACCATTGAGATGTTGTCTATAACGAATGAAGATATTATTAGATTTGCCAATATAATATTTATTATTGGATAATTTAAGTATATAAATACAAATTTTATTTGAAACATAATTAATAGATAATTCGTTAAGTTTTTTATCTAATAAGGATCTTCTAACAACATCAGAGATAATATATTCTTTACCTAATTCAATATCAATATAATCAGACATATATAAAAATAATTGTAATATGTGTTTATACACAAGCTCTATAATATTTAGTAAGACCACTATTTGGATTATAACGATCAATTTCAACAATATCTCCAGATTTTAATCCTAACCATTTAGCAATTGGATCAGAATTTTTTAAAATAAGTGGTAAAGATGATTTAGATTTGATATTGTATTTACTCATAAGTTCTTTAATTTCATCTTGTGTTAATTTACGATGTTTATCAACTAATTCATGTTTAGTTGGATTATAATATAATTCAGAATCTATAAATACAGATAATAATCCTCCAGCTTGTTGTAATATTTTATCAAATAAAATTAATAATTTTTTATCAGCAGATGTAATTTCATTTTCATTAAAAATTAAAATATAATTAAGAAAATTATTATGTGAAGCAACAAATTGTTTATGATGTTCTTTAACAGTATTGACATCACTTATTTCTTCTTCTTCTATTTCTTCATCTTTTTTTTTACTTTTTTTTACTGGTTTTAATTGATCAATAATTACTTTTTTTGCTAATTTAGTTAAAAGAAAAATAACACATGTTTTATCTGTATAAAGTTCAATTGGTTCATTAATATGAGTAATATTAAAGTGTTTTATATCTTCTTTAAATTTATCAATATTATCATTTCTATAATGTAACATTTCTTTAATATTTTCAAAAATAGTAAATATATTTGAATTCATTTTAGATATAGTTTATATTTAATATTTATATATTATCATTTTTTTATCAATCATTTTCGATTCCATCTTTAATTTTGAAATAATACCAACCTTGATTTTTAACATAATTTTCTTTATAACTATCAATTCTATTAAGTTGTATAATTAATTGTGATCTAGTAATATTTTTCTTACCATCATTAGTGTTCATTTTAAACCAAGTTTTATATTCCATATAAACAATGGAAATACTTAATATATCTTTATAATCTAAACTATATTCAAGTTTATCTGTAATAAATTGTGTGATTAAATCTTGTTCTAAATAGAAATTTTTAGTAGCTTCAGTAATTAATTGAGGTTCTTTAATATTATAAATATCTAAATTAATTCTGATATGTAATAACATTGAAATAAATGTTTCTTTCCATTTATCAATTTTTAAAGGAATTTCGCGGTCAATTAAAAATTCATTAGGTTTATTAGGATTAGGATTTTCACTAAATCTAGATGTAAATTCAATTAAACGAATACGTCTCCATGTTCCATCATCATTAGATGATACTTCTGGAACATAATTACATGTTAAAAATACAGAAAATTGTGGTTTAAATTCCATTTGTTCTTTATATAATCCTCTACAAGTCATAGTATCATTACCGGTCATTTCTTTTAATTTTCCGACATTAAGTTTATCATTTTCATTTGGTTCTGCCATTACAACCATTCTAACGCCTTTAGTTCTATAAATATCTGGTGAAGCATCTTTAGATGATGCCCTACCTTGTGTAATATAAGATACATTCATTGTGCAAAAATAATCACCAAATGATTTTTCCACTAAATTAATTAATGTACTTTTACCATTACTACCACTACCTGCTTTTCCTGCTAAAATAAAAAATCGTTCTTGTCTGAAATTACCATCTAATGCTAATGCAAATTGAATCAATAAATATTCTCTAACATCTTTATCTGGTAAGACTTTTGCTAAAAAATCATTAATTTCTTTAACAATTGGATCATCTTTATTATAACGTTTATAATTACAATTAGTACTGAATTTAATACAATCAGCTGGACTTCCTTCTCTAAATCCAATATCAATAATACTATTTTTAAATTCAATACCTCTTTTAATATCAAAAACCCCATTACGAAATCCAATTAAATTACCTTTTTCATTTAAATCATATTCAAAATCTTTAGATTGAAAGAATCCTCTACATTCTTTAATAATATTATGTTTAAATGAAAAAGTTCTACATAATATTTTTAATTTTTCTGCTAATTCACATTTTTTTAATAATCTATTTCTAATATCTGGATCTAATTCCAGATTCATTGTTTGAGTAACCCAATCTTTGGTTCTTGCAATAATTAAATCAACAATATCTGTACTAATTCTAGTAGATAAATCAATTCCTTCAATCATCAAAATATATCTATGTTCTTCTTTACTATACATATACCATGTATCACGTGAAATAAATTTAAATTCATCTTGATATTTTTTATATATTAACATTGCAATATCATAATGTGTTTGATGTTCAATACAATTTTCAGTATATTTAATTAATGATGAATTAATAATTTTTTCATATTTATCTGGATTATCCTGTTTAGCCCAATAAATTAATGTTCCTAAACCTAAATTATCATCTTTCATACTATTCCATTTACTTGAACATGCTTTTGGTTTATATTTAGAACTATTTTTAGAAAAATTATCCCATAAATCAAGTAATCGTGAATCAATATTTCTTAATACAAATCCTAAATTAATCCAGTCATTATAATTTTCTGCACGATTTATATCTAAACAATCATTTACTATATTTTTTACTAATTCTATTTTTTCATCATCAACTCTATTATTTAATGTTTTTCTAATATCAGTTAAAAACATATTATCAACATATCTTATGTTTTTTTCTTCATTTGGAAATAATTGTGCAACAAATTCATCTACATTTTGTTGTTCTTCTGATTTTATAACTCTTTCTTTATATTTTGTTTTTCTCATTGAATATTTCTTTAAATTTTGTCTTATTAAACGAACATCATCATCATCTTCTTCAATATTTTCAACTTCATTTTCAATTTCAATTAAACTAGCAATACCAGTTTTAGAAGTTTTATTATCAAAACAATAAGTTTTATATATTTCATATGTTTGTGAGTTTTCTTTGGAACTTTTATACATTTGCCATCCATTTGAATCTATTATTGCTTTATCTACAACATCATTGTATTCATTATTAGTATAAATTCCACTGAAAATAAGATTTGCTTTTTCAATAATTTTTAATCGAATATAATGTTGAACTTTATGTGGTATTACTAAATTATGAAATATTAAATGTATTCCATCTTTAACAATATTTTTATCAAAAACTGGATATTCTTTTAACATAACGGTACATTCAATTTCATCATCATCGTCATCTACTACATCATATTCAAAATCAAAAAGTGTATTTATTACTAAAAAATATTCATATACAATATTTTGTATTTGATTTGTTGTAATATATAAATTACGATCAATAGATACAACACCATCTTCATTGTAAATTGGTGAAAATCTAAAATCTAAATCAACTCTTAAAGGACTAGGATCTAATGGTTTTTCTACAAAATGAAGATTAGCACCATTTGAAATAGCTATACTATAAAGTTTTAAAAAATAATTATATTTTTCATCTGGGATACTATATGATTGTTTTGGGTTATGTATGCTGATATTGGTATGCTTAACATTCCTATCTTTAATTTTATAGTTTTCTAGAAATTTAAATAATTTATCAGATATACCCATTTATTTATAATTTATATTTATGAATATAAGTTTATATAACATTTATCATTTTTTTTACTTTAAAAATAAATTATTTTTCAACTAATCTAGGTGCAAAATATTTATCACGATAGGTAATCATTGTTTCATCATTCATTATTTTTTCATCAAGTATATCGCGTTCAATTGTATTTTTATTTTTTAATAATTTATTCAACCAACTTATTTGATAAGTAATTGAGAACATACCACATTCTGTATTACTATGTTGAAATTGTTTTTTATTAGATTTAATTCTACATTGTTTTCCTGTTAATTTGTATAACTGTTTTTGTGTTTCTCTTAAATAAATCATAATTAGCGAAGGTATTCCAGATCCAACGCTATCATAATAATAAATACCATAAGATGGTAAATCTTTATCAATAACAATAAATATACTTGTCCAATGACTTCCACTTTGATCATTTCTATCTAGATTAGTTACAATTCCTAAATATTTTTTACCATCCTTAATATTTTTTGGAATATCTGGAACACATTTATTTCTATAAAATTTACAACTACCATCTTCATTTTTTAATGCAAAATCTACTGTAAATACACCTACAAATTCATATTTAAACTTTTTAGTTCTATGATAATGTTCTAAAACATTTTCAATATCAAAATTTGATAACCATGCTGTTTTATTTAAATACCATTCACTTGGTTTTTTTGGCATTAAACGTTTATCTGCAATATTTTCTAAAATTTTACTATCTGTATAAGAACAATATTGACAAATATAATCAATCCAAAGAAAATGATTTTTATTACCCAATATATCTTTTAATTTACTGTTAATAGCATTATATTTATTTTTAGTTTTTTCAGAAATTTTTTTTTCAACATGTTTATTATAAATTTGAATAATCTTTAATAAGTCTTTATCATCAAAACATTTAACTTCATCTTTTGCACTTGGACTACAGAAACTCATTTTACTTTAAAGATACTATTAAATAATTATATAAAGGTCACTTACGATATAAACTAATATTAAATGATTGTTAAAAAACAGTCCTTAAAAAAGATCTTTCTGTAAAAAGATCTTTCTGTAAAAAGATCACTCTTAAAAAGATCTTTCTGTAAAAAGATCACTCTTAAATATTTTTTTAAAATATAAAATTAACTTTATAAAATATTTTTTAAAATATAAAAATCTTTTTAAATCTTAAAAAAGATCTTTCTGTAAAAAGATCTTTCTGTAAAAAGATCACTCTTAAAAAGATCTTTCTGAAAAAAGATCATTCATAAAAAGATCTTTTCTGTAAAAAAGATCACTC